CAGAAATAAAAACAGTTTTAATCCCTTTTGCAGAATAAAACTCCCATAGTTTATCAACGATTGGTAGAGGGTTAGAACCACTCGAACCTATTAATTTTGTTTTCTTATCCTCCGTAGTTGACATTCTTTTTTAAACTTACGTTTATTGACGCCAATTTTTTCCGCAACTTAAACAGTTAATAAAGATTGTCATCGGTTCATCTGCAGAACGTGTTTGCATCTCATAGTATGTGCATTCACGCTTAAAACAACGAGTACAGAAGAACTGATCTGTTGCCATAGATTTATTCCCCTCGAGTTGTCGCTTTTCAATCAGTTTCTGATGTTCAATCAATTCTTTCCACTTTGTTTCAAACAGACTGTAATGATTCATAGAACAGATTTCATTAAATGTTACTTCTTTTGTTTTATATTTATTAAGAAGTTCTTTATTTTGAATGTATGAATTTGAATTTAGATTACCAATCACTTTTCGTGCGATTGATTTATAAAGTTCTTTATAAAGTTCAATACTCCAATCACGAATAATATGAAGATTCATAGCAGATGATAAACTCTTCTTGTAAATCTCATTCTCGAGTGTTTCACATTCTTCTTCGCTGAATGTTGTATCAAACAGTTTTTTAATAACTTTAATACTATTTAATCTGATTTCATTTTTAGTAGAGTTTTCATCAAGCTGTTTATCAGGATGAACATATTTAGAAATTTGAACTGTTTGAGATAAGTTCTTCTTCTTTCGTTCTTTCTTAACTTCTACAACTTCTTCTTCATCTTCATAAATTTCTTGAAATTCACTATAGGCCTCTTCATCAACAGGTTCATCAACTTCAACTTCCTCTTCAACTTCCTCTTCCTCTTCTTCTTCCTCAAATTCTTCATCGTCATCATCTAAATCTTCAAATCCACCGAACGCTTTAGAATAGAACTGTTCATAATCATCTACCTTAAAATTAATAGGTTGCGCAAAAGATGTATCAGATTTTGATGCAACTAAGATAATATCTCCAAACACTAAAGTATTATCGTGCGGTGGAGGTAGTTCATGTTTATTCTCACTTCCAGCTTTACCTTTAGTAAAACCAAATAAGAATAGTGTAATCCCTTTATAACCATACGTTCCAATTACTTCTACTTCTGTTTTTTTCTTACTGTATGTTTGAATGTGTTTTAAGGTTAATTCTTTAGTATTTCCAAGTGAAATCTTACTACTCTTTACTTCTGCTTTTTGCGTAAGAAGAAGGACAGGAACTACACTCATTCTTTATAATAGTATTAATCAATTAAATGGATTTAATTTTTTTATTTTTTTGTTAAGGGTCTAAGTAATTATCGCATAATACTATGTAGTAATGAATTATGAAATTAATTATCATTTAACAAATACTAGTCTTGATTCTAGTAATCATCTTTATATTTATGATTTTGGAAGTATTAAAGGGTTCTTATATGAAAATGAATTTAAACTCTTTAAAATTCTTAATAAGGATTTTAAAGAAAATATCTATACTGAAAACTGTATTTTAACTGAACAGATTCCTTTTAAAGCAATTTCAATTGAAAAATATTCATGTAAATATGAGAATAGTAGATATTTAACTCCTAATTTTACTATTACTCTTAATCCTTATTTTCAACCTTCTTCTCAACCTTCACCTCCTCAACCTGTTTCTCAACCTTTATACAAGTTGCCGATACACAAGAAAGAAAACTTAAAAAAGAACGAGGCATCTCCATCACAGGGAGGTGAGAAAAAACAACAGGGATCAAAGTTTCAACAATCTCTGATACAGTCTCCCAAGAACCAGTGGATGTCTTTAGAGCAGATAATGAAACATTCTTCAACTTCAGTTCCTCAAGAATCTTCTTTACAACAGACACAAGTAAATCAATCTTCTCGTTCTTTGAATAAGAAGTCTTACCAACATTTACGGCAACCTCAAAAGAAAGTTCAAAAATCTTTTCAAGGTTCCAGTTCTCAGCGTTCTTCACAAGTTCAGAATCAAGTGCTTGTGTGACAAATTCTTCAATTCTCATTCTTTTCTTATATTTAGATGGAAATAAAAAGTCTAGATAATTTTTACGTCGTTATTCTTATTTTAGTACTATTCGCACTAGTATACTTTGGATATATATACTATACTAAAGAAGAAAACTTTGAATCTCCTATTCCCAAGGGACTTGTTACACACCCAGAACCTATTAGAGTTCCAAGAGAAGTAAGCCCTTCTGGACCAAATCCCCCAAATGCTAGAATGCCAAATACTCTTATGAGACAACAAGAATCACAAGGTATTTCTGCGAATGATCCACAAGATGAAAAATATGGTTCTCAGAATATTCAGGACAATTTACGTCACCCTGAAAGATCCTTTGGCCCTGGAACAAAGAATAATGGAACGCAGGTATTAGTGGATTCGGGGGCTTCTAGCACTAAAATACTCCCCACAGCAGAATCTATTCAACCATTTAATTCAGAGACTATAAGTTCTGGAGGTTTAATGGGTCCTGTTGGTGCAAATGATACAAATTTAAATCAGAACTTTTCTTCTTTTTAATACGGGTCTAAAACGTTTTGAACTATATAATATAGTAAAAATGTCTTCTGAACAGGAACAGATCGCTCAAGGGTCATTAAAGAGTTCTCATAGAAATACTCACGCTGCTGTTTTAAAGCGTGCTAATAATTTTCAAAGTCAAAAAGCAATTGAATTTCTAAATTCAACAAATTTGGATTTAGTAATTCAACAAAGAATTTCACCTGACAAAGCTGAAACACCTTTGAAAAAGGGAACATTTTTTGTTCAAACTTTTATTACAAAATCAGAACCAGGATTTCTTGTATTTCTCCCGAATCTACCAGCCATTTTTGTAAAATACAATTTAACTAAAAAAGAACGTCTTATGACAAAAGGGCAGCCACTTTGTTATTTATTACGATTTCGCGTGAGTGTAAAGGTAAATGAAGGATCTATTTTTGTTGCTTCAATTGATACTATTAATCATAGAATATTTCTAGAAGATATCTATGTATGGGCTAATCAGAACTTATTTTCTAATAAAACTTTTTTGGAAAGAAGAAATTTTATGAAACAGTTTGTTGAATCTCATTGGATGCCAGATTCTCGTCTACTTGGTGGCTTAGTAACATCTATTATTCAACCACAACCACTTTCATCGTTTGATTCAGTATCAGATACAACTGAATTCTTAAAAGTTGTTCTTATTCCAGATTCTCCAAACAAACGCCGTTTTGCACTTTACTTGAATGAAACTGAAGCAAAGATTGACGAAGGACACTACTATGGGCGACTTGTAGAGAAAAAAAAAGAGGAATTTAAGAGACCGACTGTGGCAAAAGCTGTAAAAGATCCAATTTTACCAGATGTATTTATTCTGTATAACGGTTCAGAGAATCTTGGACGTGCATGTATTCAAGATTTATTATTAAGTAAAAAACTAAAAGATAAAAATAATATAAATGTAAAAATATCTTATAATGAAGAGTTTAAACGTTATGAAATTACTGACTTGGAATAAAAAATAAATAGTAGTTAGATGGGTAAAAGAAGAAATATGCGTAAAACACAAAGAGGTGCTGGCTATTCTTTTGGACAAGCAATCGCACCTGAAGCACCTTATGCTCAAGAAGTGATTGGTGGACCTAGACTAACACCAGATTGCCTAGCTGCTACTCGCCCAGGGTTAACATCTACTTTGTCTGGAACTGGTGGACTCCCGGGTTTTGCGGGCGGTGCTCGTAACCTGATGAATAGTGATGGAATTGCTCAAGCGGTTGGTTCACCTGTTATGAGTGGGGGTCGTTATACCGTTGATGTGGGTGCTGGTCCTCTAACAGGATCTGCTGGTCCCAGTCTAGGAGGGTATCCTGTTATATCACGAATCGGATGTGAAGGAGGATTAGTAAATACATCTCCAGAAGGTGCTCAAGCGAACCCAACACCTTTACAGACTGGAGGTGTGGGGGGTGTTGATAGTGCTTACTACACCGCTCCTACGGCTGGATATACTAATAGAGGAAGTGAGTGGGTAGGTTCAACTGGTTCTCCATCATTATTACAGATCCCATATGATGCACGGATTGCTAACCCCGCATGTAATAAAACAGGAGGTGGCAGAAGACGTTATAGAAAGTCTCGTAAATCTAATCGTAAATCTCGTAAGTCAAGAAAAACTAGACGTTAAATAGATGAGTAGGCTACCTTTTAGAGAAGATAATAGTAAGCGAACTGGTGTAGTTACAACTGGAGTTAAACAAGACGAGTATAATAATCCATATCTTGAGAATAGATTACCTCCTGGTTATCCTCAAAGATCAAATAATAATAAACCTTTAGAGCCTATTTATAGTAACCCCTATCGTAATGATTATAAAGATAAATTTGATAACAGATATCCTTCTATTTGGAGAAGACCTACTGTTAAAACCTATGTTCGTGGATTAGACGAGTGGGAGAAATCTGCCTTAAGTGCTGCTTTAGGTATTCCATGGAACCCTACTCCAGATGGTTCAGATGGAGGGCCACCAGATGGTTCAGATGGAGGGCCACCAGATAGTTCAGATGGAGGGCCACCAGATAGTTCAGAAGGAGGGCCATCTGTAACAGGACAACCAGAACCATCTCCAGAACCATCTTCAGCGCAAGATGAAATGATTATTTATGGACCTATAAATGTTGGCATAGAGCCACTACAATCTGGCGGCGCCTTTAATAATGGTGATCATAGTAATACTGATGGCCAGATCTATGTGGCTGTTACCGGAAATAATAGAGAATATTTTGTTACAGATGCGACTGATAATGACAGGCTGCATAAATTAACTAAAAATAGAGATTATTTAGAATTAACAGATGAATTAGAAGATGGTACTACACAAGTATTTCGAATTGGTACAACCATTCCTGAAATTAATCAACAAATAGATATTAGTAATGTTCCACAATTAACAAGTAATAATGCTATTGCAGAAAAAATACGAGACATGCTAAGGGTAGGACAAGGGGAAGGACAAGGGGAACAAAATATTTACGATACAGGATATAAGTTAACGAATAGTTCAAGGGAAATATATACTATTTATTTAAGAGAATCTCCTTTACCAAGAGTTTTCTATATTAGTCATAATAATACAAATGAATATCAGATAGGACCTTATAATAATTCTAATCAGGCATATTTTACTATTAATGGTAACGTAGAAGTATTTGATATTATAAATCCTAATGGAGAGAGAGTTACATATACTGCTTTATCAGATATAATAACAAGTTTCGGTAATCTAATCCAACCCGATGAGCCTGTTAATATTATACCTTTAGATGATACAACAACTACAGGTGGTAAATATAAGAAAAATAAAAATAAATCACGACGTTTTAGAAAACACTTTCGTAAAACACGTAAATCTCATAAAGAATAATTACGGTATTTAAAATATGTTTATATCATTTAGTAAATGGTAAAGACCAAAGCAAGAACTTTAAAGAGATTTAAAAGAGCTTCTAAAAAAACATATTTATTAAAAGGAGGGCAGAATAATCTTGAATTTATTAATTTATATAATTCTTTTAGTAAAAGTTTAGCAACAAAAAAAGAGTTATATGATTCAATTAAAAAGAATGCTTCTGCTATTTACGATTTTAAAACTACTCAAAAAAATGATTCGTTTCGGATGTCAGCAAATGATATAATAGTATTTCTAGAGTCTTTTTATCAGACTGCACAACAGGATGTTGAACAGAAACGTATAACACTAAAACAGAATTTATTAGAGTATCCAGTAAAATATAATCAGTATTTTATTGAAATAAATATTAGTTTAGACTGTTTATTAAACGAAATAAATGATATAGTTGATTACGCCAGAAATTTAAATTCAAAATTTCAAAATAAAGAAGTTCATGTTCATTTAATTCAGAAAAATTTTAATTTATTAAATAGTGTAAAAGTACAAGTGAATAATTTGAATGAACGTCTCCAAAGTTTACTTGATTCACTTGATAAGACATATAAATTAGTAAAAGAACAAACAGAGCCAAATGATATAGAAGGTATAGAAACATATAAACGTAATATACAAGATGCTATTTCAACAGTTAATCGTCCTATGCCAGAAGGTTTTGTGCCAAATAGTAATACACAGTTTATTAAAGGGTGTCCATTAGGGACTGTATTAGAAAATAATCAATGTGTCTACTATAATGGATCTAATATTATAGAATCAGTTCCATTTCAAGAAAATCTTACTAATAGTAATTCTGATTATGTAGTGTGGTTTAATCAGATAAATCAACAATCTGTTGGTATTCCTACAGTATTTAAGAAAAAACCAATTGAATATCTACTTCCTTTAACAGAAGAAGATTCAAAACTATACAAGGTAAAATATGTAGTAGCAGAACAGAATGGTTCTATAAAATTAGATAGAAATGGTATGAAAAAGTTTGTGAATGAAATAAGTTGTTGTTGGAATCAAGATTCTGGTATTACTAGCACATCAGAAAATGAGAGTTTCTATACTGATTATGATAACCTACCTCAACCTGTTAAACTACTAGATACAGTTGCCCCAATTGTTCGTAAAGATTACTCATCTACTAGATATGTTCGCCTATTGAATGAAGAAGACCAGATACTTTCAGGTATCCAGTATATTGAAACTGATATTTCTGGAAATATTTTATATAAAGATAGTAGTGTAATTCCTTTCTATCCTGAATTACAAGAATTTATATTTTCAAATAATACTTTTACAAAGAAAGCATATAATGATATAGATACGTTTAAAGTAATTCTTTTAGAAGGAACTTTAAATAGAATCCCTGAACTTAATTCAAATATTAATACAGAATATGATACAGGATTACTAAATTCTTTTAAATATAATATTATCCCAGTTCTATTTGTAAATAAGTATGTTAGAATAACTGTAGACAAATTCTATTCACCTTTTGTGCTCCCTTCAGTTCTACTGAATGAAGGAGATTACTTCTTAATACATAATACATCTAGTGACTATCCAATAGTATTCAATATTTCTAAAGGAGTAGATGAATCACGTGTTGTTGTATATCCTAATGAAATTTACTGTTTCATATATTCAAATGATTCAGATACTTTACAATTTGGCTTTATAAAATATAACTTACATGATAGTTTCTATACTAAAACAAATAAAGTAGCAAAGATATCACCTTTAAATAAGTATGTTTTTGTAGAAACAAAAGATATTTATGACGGAGAAACTTTTGTAATGAATAGTATTGAACCTATATTAGATTCTCAAAAAAGAATAATTGCTGTTCCTAATTTTAATGAAACAGATAAGACTTTCTACGATTTTGACGATGTATTTCAGATAAATCCTATTCAAGTTCAAATTATAGAACCTCAAGTAAAAGTAGTAAACAATAAAACTTTTGATTCTGGAACATATCCTAATATAGAAGAATCAAAAGAGTATTTATCTTATACATCGCCATATGTAACAAGAAGTACTACTGGTGTTCTACTCTTCTGCGATGAATCTGGTAAGCCACGGATTGATTTACTAGGATACTTTATTCCAGTTATTACACCACTCTTTTATAATGGGATAAACTATTTTTGGTTAAGTTATGAGAAAGAAATAAGTTTAGAATTTAAAAGAGATTATATTGATACACTTCTACTTGATTTAAACTATTTAGCAGAAAATCAATTTAGAACAACTTACTATTCAAGTTATATTTCTATGAGTGGTGGTCAGACTCCAGAACCAGCACCAGCACTAGCACCAGCACTAGCACCAGCACTAGCACCAGCACTAGCACCAGCACTAGCACCAGCACTAGCACCAGCAGTCCAAGGGCAATCTATAACACTTTATACTAATAAAGATTCAAAACCTATCATATCAAAAGCTAATAATTTTATAATAGCGGAAGATACTTCTAATCTAAATATGTTATCTACAACTATTCCAAATACTCCATCATTTAGCACAGAAATTATAAATCCTCAAGAAATTCAAGATTCTATTAATAAAATTCATCTTTCAAATCGTATTGAAATATATGTTGAGAATACAAATCTACTAATTCATCACTACGCTGATATATCAGGTAATATGAATAATTTAGAAGATTTAAAGTTACAGTTACAGTATCAGTCACAAGTAGGAGATAATAACTCTTTAAAAGAAACAGATAAGATTTATTTAAAAGTCTTAGATACCCATAATAAATTAAAAAATTTCCAAACTCAAAGAGAAAAAACACGATTAAATGATATAAAAGTTAAAGAGATAAAACAGATTCGTAATAATGAATTAGAAGTAATTAACACATCTATAAGCAATTTAGAAAAAACATTATTACAATTAAACTCTAGATTAGTAGATGAAAGTTCTAAAAGAGATTATTCAATACTGAATGACACATTTAAGAAGCTAAGAAATGCATATGATTCATTAAATTATAGTATAGATTCTATGAATAATTATGATATTTTAAAAAATCAAGAACAAAATACAAAACTACTGATAAATAGTATAAATGTATTAGAAACTAATATAAGATCTTTTGAAAAATATTTAAATCAGAAAGAAGTTGAATTATCTCAAGCTGAAGTTAAAGTTAAGGAAGGAACTCTTCTAGGTTTACAAAACATTTTGCAAAATAAAATTGATTTAACAAATGATCTTAAATCTAGAAGGGATGAAGTGATTGAATCTAGTAGAAATCAATTTGATTCATACTTTACAAATGTTGAAAATATAGTTGATTTTATTAGAAATGATAAAACAACAATTGTAAACACAGTTGATACAATTGATGAAAGAATTAGTAATTATGAATTAAATATTAATAATATTAATAGTATAAAAGAAAATATACTGAACTTATTAGAATTAAGTAAAACAGATTCAGTTAAACAAATTCAGGAAGCAAAACTTATATTAAATAAAAAAATAGAAAACTATAAAATAGAACATCAGAATATTATATCTCTGCTAAGTTCACTCAATTTATCAAATGAAGAAGAGTATGATAATCAACTTAGAAAATTTAATACTGAAATTTTAAGCATAGAAACTTCTATATCAGATGAAAATAATGTAATAATATTAGAATCAAAGAATACACGTATAGATGAGATAAATGCTATAGAAAATAGTATTCTTACAGAACTTCAAACGATTGAACTAAATACTACTGCAGAATCTATTACCCCAGCACCTGTTAGTGTAGAACCTATAGTAATTCCTCAGTTAGGTGGTAAATTAAAAAAGAGATGGCAGACTAGAAAACATAAATCTACTAGGAAAGATAAATCTACTAGAAAAGATAAATCTAATCATCAGTAAATAGACAAGTGTTATTATCTAGTGTTTTTGTAGAAATATTATCTTCCTTAACACCATTTATATTCCCTTGTTGAACTGTTTCAATACTATATTCACACTTCTTATAGTAGTTTTTACGTGAACGCCACTGATTCATGAGTGGATCATGGGGGTCAATTATATCAATAATGGTGGGATTTACTAATCTTTCACTAATACGAGTTCGTAAAATACGACCGGTGCTCTGTTCTACATTTGTTCTAGGACTTGCTAGAATAACTGCATTCAAGCTTTTAATATTCATCGCTTCTGATGCCATCGAATAACTTGCTAAAAGAACTTTTGCTTCTAGAGCTCCAGATTCTCTGACTTCTTCTTTCATTCCTCCAATATAATAACTTGTGGTTATAGTCTTTGGAAGAAGTTTTTCAATCTCATTCAGATGTGCGATACGCGCACTCAAGACTAAAATTTTTCTATTTGAATCTTCTGCTAATAGTTTAATCCAACGAACAATCTCTTCATTTCGTTCTTTACATTCAAGAATATATGTAATTAATCTTGCTATAATAACATCTTTCTTATAATCGTATGGAACTCTAAGATAGTTAGGATCTTGACATGTAATATTAACACCTTTAACAATCACAGTTGGGTCTGGCTCACGAACTTTTTCCCAGTATAATGGTTTACCAAGAAACATTTCAAATACTCTTGTTAATCCATCAGCACGTGTAGGTGTAGCAGATAAACCTAATAGTTTATTTGTTTGAATTTTGAAAAGTGCTTTACAGAAATGTTGCGCTCCTAAATGATGACACTCGTCAAAGATTGTAAACCCATATTCTTGAAAGAAATTATCTGGAAAACTTTGAATACAAAGAGTTTGAATCATACAAATAGTACAGTCATATAGTTCTTTATCAGTCTGTCTTTTTTCTGCTTGAAGAATACCAACACGAAGATTAGGCATAACATTTTTTATTTCATTTTTCCATTGATTCATTAAGAATTCTTTATCAACAACAATTAGAAACCTTTTTTTTAACTGAGAAGCGATATTAAGTGCCATAAACGTTTTCCCTTTTCCACATGGAACACAGATTAATCCATTTCGGGTTGACTGTAAATAAGTGTTAATAATATCCTTTTGATAATCGTAAGGAGTTCCAATAAATTTTGAGTTTTCATCTGACAAATCTAATCCTTCCGATAAGATATTTGCTTCAGGTTCTCCAAACTTCTGAATAGCCCATTCTCTTGGCAGATAATAACGTTCTGGAGATTCTCTATAAATTTTAAATCCTACTTCGCCTTTTATTTTATATCTATCATCTACTTTTGGTTCAACATTACAGTTCTCCATAATTATTTTAAGATTCTTTTCAGAAAGAAAAGATTTACGGATAGAATATCCTTTGTGAGTTAAGACCTTATTACACTTTGATATATCCATTCTATTACTAATATTTAGTTTTATATACAACCAATTTTGCGGAAATAATACAATTAAAATTAAGTATATGAAGTAGATGCACGAATATTATATTATTTTTACAGCGTTACTAATTTTTGCTCTTTCTCCTTTTTTCCCAGAAGTATTTTACGAATATTTTATTGACACCTATGTAGGAATTTTTGTTTTACTCTGTATTTCACTATATTCAATCACATACGGATACTTACCCGCTGTAACAGTTTTTACAGCAATCGCTGGATTGTATAGTGAGTCTCATTCTCGTAAAGCACGTAAAGTAAAGAGAGTAGATGTTTCTAATAACGTAACATCTGAAGCTATAAGCAGTATTCAAAATGCTCCTAAGTTAGTATCATTTGAAGAACATCCAGATATGGAAGTTTCTGACGAAGGTGTTGTAACATTCACACCTAAATCTTCTGATGAGGATAATAGTGTAAAGAATACAGATTCTTCTATAAATGAGAAAGAAGCTCTCCCCACTATTTCTCTATCAAAAGATGCTGAAAATGTATATGAAGAGAATAATCTATCTAGTAAGTTAGATTAGTGATATGAAAATACACTATTTTATAAGTATTATATTAATAATTCTTATAATATCATATTTTTTAATAACAAAAGAAGGATTTGAGAATCCAACTACTAAAAATCCAACTACTGAAAATGATGTCTATGTTATAAATCTTGATGAGAGTGTTGATAGAATGAAACAAATAATAAAAGACTTTTCTGATGTATTTACTATATATAGAACTTCGGCTGTAAAGATGACACCAGGACAACAAGGATGTGCAATGTCATTTGTGCGTATAGTAAAAATGGCAAAAGAAAAGAATCTTCCTACTGTTCTAGTATTTGAAGATGATAATAAACCAGAGCCTAATTTTTATCAAAACTGGATTATTATTAAAAAATATTTAGATTCTCATATGGATGAATGGGAGATATTTAATGGAGGTATGAGAAATATTATGGGTATAAAAAAAATGGTAGAACTTGAATCTGGAATAAAACTTATTAAACCAAATGGGGGATATTCAACAAATTGGATTTATATTAATAATAGTGTATATGACAAAATTTTAGGATGGGAAGCAGCTGGAAAACCATTAATTGATTTATGGTTTTCTAATACTTTTAATATATGGTGTCCTTATCCTCTATTAGGTTTACAATATTCTGGTAAAAGTGTTATTGAAGGAGGATATCGTAATTTCGATGAAGAAGATTCATTATTAAAAACAAATCTAGATAGGTTAATATTATTTCACAAGAGCAGCTCCAATTAAGAATCCTGAAAAGGTAAATATTCCAGAAATAGTAATATAAAATCCTACTTGTGTCATAGGACCTACATCAACTTGTAGTATATTTCCAAAAATAACTTGTAATAAGAAAAATATGACAAGTAAAATAATAAAAAATGCTATACCCCATCCACCGATTAATCTTAGTTGTTCATAATTTATCTTACTTACTTCTGCAGTATTTCTCAAAGAATCACGCTTATTTTGAATATCTCCTAATGTTATATTTCCTGCAGCATCAAAATTAATTTTATTATCCGAAGTGATTGCTCCGTCTAAATCTAAAGGAATACATTTGATATTTCCTACTCCTACACTTACTGGTGCTGGTGCGGCTGCTGGTGTAGTGCTACCTGGTGGTCCTGATGTAAATCCTTCCATATTACTAAACCCTTCTACATCTGAGGAAGGACAATTTGATTTGAAAGTTGTACATTCTATCTTATTAACAAGTGTTGCGGGTAAAGTATTTTGTCGTATAAAAGGTGCTACATAAGCAGGCCATACGTCAATAGATGAGTTTATAACAGAAGGATTAGAAAGTTCACCCGCAAGATTGTTAACTGTAGCTAATGCTTGTTCTGGTGTTGAAGTAGAGCTGCGAAGATTATTTAATGTATCTTGAACTTTTCGTTTTGTTCTTTTTATTATATCTTGAACTTTTTTTTGAATCGTAGATAAATTCTGATTTGTCCAAAGTGCTAATAATGAATTGTATAAGGTAGTTGAAATCTTAATTCCTGTATAATTAAAACATACAAATATATTATCACCTTCACCTACACAAGTTTCATATGTTACATAATCATTATCAGGAACACCTTTAAAAATTGTTTCAATTGAATAAAGATTTGTTTCATTTAAATAAGCAAGTCCTTGTAAATATGTATTATCTTGTGTTACCGAATTATCAACTATTAATGGGATTACAAATAGTATATATTTTGGATCTTGTTCATTTATATTATAAAGCGTAATAGTAATATCAAGTTTATTTTGAATATGTTTTGACATATCTAAATTAGGTATCCAGTCAGGATGTGTAGGTAGATTTATTTGAACTGATTCAAGTTTATAAATTATACTTTTTACATTCATTTCGATAGAATTTATATCTTCATCTATTCTTCCAGATAATCGTGCATCATCTTCAAAATTAGGATTATCAAATCTTGGTTTGAATGAAAGTGATGATATTAAAAATGAAAAACAATCTTTAATTTTATCATATTCTTCTTTTAATTTATTTGCTGGTATAGATATCCGTAAAGGGTATGATACATAGTTACAGCCGTTACAACTTCTGATTGAACCCATCTCTCTATATCACATTTGGGATATACGTAGGGCCATTAAACCTATAGATAGTAACTGTCCCACTTTGTTTTGTTGGACTAATTTCAACGTTTTCTCCATCAAAAAGTTCTTCACATCCAACATCATCTTGACAATCACGTCTCTTAAAATTGATTGGCAAAGGAATTGGGTTATTTGTATCAGTTCTAGTATAGTAATTAAATCTATCAGATCGAGAAGCTACACGACGTCCGTATAATGGAAGTAGTTCGCCACTTGATGTTTTTACAACCCCCATAGATTGATAATTATCAGGGACACCACGTGTTGCTACACTAGTTAATCCATAGTAGTTTTGGGTAGGTTCTGGTGCTCTTGTATATCTATCATCTCCACCTCTTGATACATTAATATAGATTGGTTGCTGCTGTTCTTTCTGCTGGGATGGTTCTATATTATAAATAACTTGCTTTTTATTTTTATATTCATTATATATATATATAAGTAATATAGCTAGTATAACTACTAGTAGTATTAAACTAGGGGTTATACATAAAATACCGGGGGGACATATATTACGTGCTCTTGCCATCTATTTCTACTGACTTTAGATTTGAGGACTCTGTAGAGCCGTTCGCTGTAGTAGTAGATAATGCAGTATCAATTGAAACATCATCAATTACAGGGACGTGAATGTTACTTCTGGGAAAATTATTTCTTGTTCCAGAAGCTGGAATACTATATTCTGATGGTGTATGAATACGAGAATTTGTTTGAACATCTGTTCCTAACTCTTCAAATTCTCTCATAAAATCTGGGAGTGAAGGATTACCAACAACAGGTTCTACATCGTTATTTACAACACCCGATACATTTTCAACTTTAGGTACATTATAATTCTTTTTTAATGATACAACACGACTAGATATTTCATTCAAATTTGTAAATTTCTCTCTTTTAATTTGTTGAATACGTTTACTTATTTCAGTTATATCAGTATACTTTTCTTTTTTATTACCCATGACACTATTTAATAAGTTAATAAACTGGGGAACAATAAATACAAGTGCCAGTAGAAAATGTGAACGTGTTAAATAAAATAGTATACCAGCAAAAGCAACTGTAATCAAAAAACTATTAAAAGGAATTGTAAAGAAATCATAGAGTGCAACTGTAGAAGCAATTATAACTAATATGTTGTCTTCTTTCCTAGTAAACTTCATCCTCTATTATGAACTAGTTAAAAGAGGTGCGATAATTCTATGAAGTATCCAAAAAGAGATTCCTGCCAGAATAGATTTAATAAATAAACCAATTGTTGTTAATTCACCAGTTCCTCTTACTAAATAAGGGAAGTAGTATGATACCATAACATTTACAATTGGTAGACTAAAAAAGAAGAATAGTAGAGTAACAAATAGAGGAATCTTTGCTTCTTTAATTATATCAGTCATCCATGATTTATTGTAAGGATAGTAGTTCGGAGGTTGTTGTTGAAATTGTTGCGGTGGTTGATTATACATGTTCCATTGATTCGGAGGACCATACTGTTGCTGTCCCATGGGTCTCTGGTGCATCATGGCTGAAAAATCAGCATTTGTCGGGTGGTCCATCCCAATCATATGGGCTGTCGGAGGCATATTATCCATAGAATGTTGCATAGTAGAATTTGGATTCGGGGAGTTAATAACTTGAACCGGGGCTTGTGGTTGTCGTGATTGAACCTGAGGAGCTTGCATCTGCTGTTGAGGCATAGGAGGAGGTGCCATACTGCTACCATTCATTTCATTCAAGATTCTCTGAACTGCGTTGTCATCAGTAGATGATGGTGAAGAGTCTAAGTCAGATAGCAGCGTTCCACTCATTTAAAAATATTATATATTGTATTATTCTTCTTTTCACGCTATTCTACAGAACTCGTTTTAAATTGATAACATTTAGAACCAATCTGATATGTCGATGATTCTACTTCTTTTATCTCAGGGTTAATATGTTCTATGCAAGTTTCATCTTTACAGATTGGTCTTACTAAAAGTATTATAAAAATGCCTAATAAAAAACTAAAGAATACATGAAAATTTTTTGTTCTTAAAAATTCAAACATCCTCTTCTAATAGAGTAGTATGTCTGATTCTATGTTTCACTTAATGCCATTTTTATTTGGTCTAGTATTTGGAACAATTCTAGTATTCTTTTTTAAAGAACAAAAAACAGTTATAATTGATTATCCAAAACCTTATGATAAAAAAACATACTATGATAAGAATAATATAAAATATATGTATGTTACAAAAGAGGTTGACTGTGATAAGAATGAATCAACTTTAAAATCATATCCTCTTCAATAACGTTTTTTACGAACTGCATTTATAATAGAACCTTTACGTTGATTTTTAACTTCTTCTTCTGTTTTAGTTGATTCATTAAAAGAAGAACCACCTTCTTTTATTTCAACACCTTCCTTAAATTCTGTTCGTAATTCCATTAATACTTCGCCGACTATATTTGGTGTTTTCCATTTCTTACTATCTAGTAATTCTTCTTGTCCGGTTAAAAAGCCAACACCTCCAACATATTTTGAAGGATCCGCAAATACTAGTATATCATTATTAGTTTTCAATAATTTTTCAACTAAATCTGGGTTCTGTTCATAATAATTACGTAATATATCTTTCCATACTCCTTTTGTATCCTTAAGAGGTGTCATGATTTTCTTAGATGTAATTTGAATAAATTTTATAGAACGAGATTGAAGAATCTTATTTCTTAAATCTTCTGCTCCAGCTTCAGTTAATCTATATGCTTCAAATGCTTGATACGGTGATGAAAATCTTATATCTTGATATACGAAATCGTTTATATTATAGATACTCATAAATCCATTATATTCATCTTCTACATCTCCAAATATACGCGCAATCTTACCATTCGCTAGAACAACTTCACCAGCGACAAGTGAAGTCTGTTTCTTTTCGAGTGTTTCATAACTCTCTTTTGAATCAGTATATCTACCATATAATTTCCATAAAGGAAAATTTCTATAAAACATTTGATAAACAAGTTCTTCTCTACGTGTCTCATAAGGATTATCAAAATATATGCGTCTTTTCTCAACACTTTCTAAATCAACAATATTTCTCACAGGTGAGCGTAATAGAACTTTCTTAGATTCAAGCTCTGTTATTTCTTGATTAATTCTTACAACATTAATTGCTACTTTTGTTTCTTTATACTCAGCATATGCTTTACGTAGTAGAGCCTTTTGAATATCAATCTCTTCTTCAAGTTTAATAATCTCTTCTATACGAACACTCTCCATTTCTTCAATTTCTTCTTTAGTTAAAGGTCTATAGTATTTTAATGTAATAGCACTTAGTAAATTTCCAGATGTACTATCATATGTCTCTAAATTACCTTCGTTTGAAATAGAGTATATATACTTCTTTTTAGATTTTAACTTATTCTTAAAAAAAGCTTTAATTTCATTCTGTGTTTTTAGATCATACGGAAAATTGTCTTCCATCTTCTATATATCGGGTAATTATTATTCAGGGTTATCCGTTCCTAAATAAATGTATTTGGGGATGCCTTCTTTTTTACTTGCTTGCTTATCTAACATGTAGTATCCAGGTTCCATCGTATAAGTTTTATCATTAGAAGCCTTAATATTTACACTATTTGTGCTAGGGCCGACTAAACAAGAAACAATAAAGAAAGATACTATTGCCCATACTATACAAAAAAGCCAGAATGGGAACCAAGTATACTTTTCTGTATCTTTAAAAGCAAATTCTTTCCATTTTCCAGAACTATCAAACATTAAGGAAGGTTTTGTATAAAGTATTCCTACAACTCCAAGTAGATATAGAAAAGTGCTAAGAATTAACACTCGCATCTAATTATTCTACAATTTAATTTAATTACTATCTCCCGTAGAACTTAAAAATCATCTTCACCTGTTTGACCATGATTATATGCCGCATTCTGTTGATAAAAGTTATCATTTTCTCCAGCAGAAAAACCAAAAGCATCAGTTTGTCCTCCATCTGAAGGCTGATTAGCACCATTTTCTCCGAAATCATTTATTCCCATTTCTAAACGTTGATTTCTTTCTCGTTCATACTGTTCTGGATTATAAGCGTAAATCGCCTTTGTTCCGCCAACTGCCCAATCACCAATTCCTAAATTTTTCTTTGCTAATTCTAAAGCTTTCTCTTCTTTTGTCATTCTATCAAACTTGGAAATAATTGCCATTTTTTCTTTCTCATCACGTTTTGCTATCTCTATACGTATTTCTTCATCCGTAAGTTTGAATCTTTCACTTCTATACTTATTTAGTAACTCTTTTAGAATTAGAATTGGTATTCTTGATGTTGTATCCAAACTTGTATTATCATTAAAATTTTCTGGTGATACTACATTTGGATCAACCATATCTTTTAGAATATTTACTATACCCGCTTTTATAATATAAGGCAGACCTATTCTACCACCTAGAACTAGAGGCTCTCTTACTTTAAACTGTAATGTATTCAAAAAAGCAGATAATTGTTTTAAAGCAAATGATATTTTTGATTTAGCAAATGTAGTTCCTAACTTATCTTTTAATGGTTCAATAAACTGTGTATGAATTCCTATAAACTTTTCAATATCTTCTTTAATATAACCGTCTAGATTATAAGAATTTGGTAGAGTTAGCTTTTCTAAATTATAACCATTCAAGATTCTTGATAAAGGCAACACAATTGATATATTAATAGATTCAATCACTTGACGAATAGGTTGTTCAAGCATAGAATCTAATACTTTTAATTCACGTTCACCAATCAAACCTTTTAATTCTTCTAAACTCTGTATGGCGTTATTTGAAATCTTTCCATAAGCAACAGCAAATTCTTCTGATTCTGCTTTAGGATCTAATTTCATTAATTCAAGGAGTGTTTCATTTAAAATAGAGCGCCATTCTTCAAATGGTGCAGGTGTTATACTATATAAAATCTGTAATACTTCATTCCCAACTTCAATATTGATTGGTGTATCTTTAGAAACAGAATTTCTTAAATGAATAGCATCCAATAGTTTATAAAAAGTATTAGAATTAATTTCAACTCTTTGTTCTTTCAAATAAGCTTCTCCTTGCGTTTCAATATCATTAGGAGCCTTAAATTCACAATTAGAACAGATCTTGTTATATCCAAATTCATGAACTAATCCTAAACGCGGCCCTTGAAAGCATACACTCAAAAATACTTTATAGTAATCTTTTTCAGAAATATTAAATTCAAATTTCTGTTCTCTTCTTAATTCAAATAAGAATTTACTATGACTATTGATTGGTCCACGAGGAGTTTCTTTTACTGGTAGTTGAGGTAGATTTTTATCTTTCCAAAACCCGTTAGGATTCTGTAAGCTATGTAAACAACATGTTCGTTCAGCAAATGGGGATAATTCTTTTATTACAGAATCTTTTGCTTCTTTATGAGTTGATAGAATATATCCTCTTATCTTTTCATACTTATTTGCTGCATCACTCACAATTATATCTTCAGAACTACTATGTAAAAATGGAGTGAATCCATGAGGAACTATTTCTTGTAATCCTTCATTTTGTTCTGTTCTACCATATGCTTGTAATAAATATTCTTTTTTCTTTGATATTAGATTCTGAACTTCTGCTAAAGATAAAATTTCTTTTAATAATCCTTCAATATATTTTATAATAGTATCTTGTCGTTTCTTCTCATTTCTATCTTCAGCAAAAGCACATAATCTCCAAGGGTCATTAATTTTCTTATCATCCGCTCGTGACATGTAACGAACTGTAATAGCGCTTGATGTGCAAGCAAAATATTCAATTATACGTTTATCGGTTTCTTTTCCTAATGGATATCCTCTAAAGTCTGCCATACATCCTTGTGATGAAAATCTTGGTACATAGTTTGGTATATGAGTTTGAACTTCTACAATAGAGTATGCGATAATAGCACTCACAACAATTCTATTGATATAAATATCATAATCAAGAGTTTTTACACCTTTTGTCTGTTTTGCTTTCTTCTTTTCAATTTCTATATACTGTTCTCTTGTAGGTCTTCGTAGAACAGAAGCATCTACACCGTTTACAATTCGAATATAAGATTCTGGAGTAGGGAAGATACCAATTGCATCAAATAGTTCTCTACTCTTCTGATAGTATAATGTTTTAGCTGGAGAATCAAATTGTATTTCTACTGTTGAGCCAACTGGAGCTCCTAAAAGCATATCTATTTCCTCTTGTTCTACCGCATCTTTATCTACAAGTTCAGATCTTCCAATTAATGGTATTCCATTATCATCATATTCTAGCGATGTATCAAAATCTAAATCCGCAATAGGCTGACCACAATTCTGGCATATATACTTTCCTTGAAATACTCCTCCACTAAATTTCAATAATAGTTCTTTATGGATTGTATCTTTTTCTCTTGGATGTAGATATTCTTGTAAAATTAGATATTCGTGTTCGCATAAACAAGTTTTATCACAAACAATACAATAGATAAAATTATCTTTCTTATAACTTTGGTATTGAGATATAAATTTAGATATTAGTTGCATGCGCTGACTATTATCTTTTACCTTTTTAATACTATTTAAACTTCTTACATGAACGCATCTATTTTCTTCAGGCTCAAACTGTTTATAACTGTTCTTAATTTTAACTTGTATAGCTTCTTGTAATCCTTGAACAAACTGTATATTTACAAATTTATTTCTATATTTTGCTATTCCTTCAGGATAAGAAGCAAGAGTTGCTAATAGTAAATCTTGGGCATAACTATTTAGTGCGGCAAATATAGCCACATCACTATTTTTATATACAGGCAGTCTACGTTGAATTAGTAGAACAAATTGTTTTAAAATTGCTTCAGAATTTAACAGATCCATAAATATCTCATATGAAACAGGATTCATTAGATTATTATTCTCGAATGTTAAAGATTCTAGCTCCTTATTAGCCTTCCCTTTAATATACTGAATATGACTTATAACGTGCGCTATATTCTCTTCTATCTTAAATATTAAAGCTTTCTGTTGTTCATAAGAAAACTCTTTAGCACCAAATCCATACGATTTTAATTCAACTAGAGCATCGCCTAATCCATATATTACAATCGGTAAATTTTTAATCCAATCTTCTATAACGATGTTACCTGTCTCAGACTCTCTGTTTCCTATCGCTACTATTGAACCAGCAGATGGAACAAGACTAACTCCATTATGACTTTTAATAATTTCTTCTAATAAATGTAATCCAAACTTTGAATTACCAATATCATACGCAAGTTTACCAGAACGAATTGAACCTAACTCTCTTTCATAGACTTTAGGAAATAATAAATAACTACTGATAACAGTATCATCCGCGGATTCTAAAATTCTAGATTCTTCTTTTGGTCTAATTCTTCCAACCCTAGATTTTAATACACGTAGAACACTTATATATACAGAACTTACATACTCTTCTGTAATAGGGACTGCATCTTTTCCTTTAATAGGATAATTAACTGTTGGTAAACCATCAACATTTTTAGTTTCATTATCATCAGGATAATCAACACGTAATAAATCTTTATCTACAGTTAGTTGTGTTAAATTTTCTTTTGATTTTATAATCCAACTTCTAAAATATTCTTTGTTAAATTTCTCCCACCCAGTATACCAGTTTGGTAGAAAATCTCCAACTAGAACTTGTTGATTACCTACAAAATCAGTTTTGGCATATTCTATTTCTGAATTAATCTGTTGGGCTAATGAACGAATATCTAGATTACCTTCATGTTGTCTTGAAGTATCAATATCTAGATAGAGTGTTCTCTTTACATCCATTACTCCACGACTTAACATGTTATTTGGAGATACTACTAAATCTAATAATGTATCAAACGATGTCTCCTTTTTTCTTGATGGCATACCATTTTTCTCATATTGTATCAGTTCATTTCTGAGTAGAATACATAGTTCTACAAGTCTTCGTATTTCTTTAATTTTGTTGGGATTTTTCTGAGACTTTAAATCTAGTTTTGTAATAAAATCTTGTAACATATCACTTCGTTGAACATTATCAGGATAGTTGCGTTGAGAAGATTCTATCTCTTTAATTTCACCCATCATGGTTACTTCCACAATCTCTTCATCACCAAGTTCAAGCTCTTCATCTTCTTCTTCTACTTCTTCATCTTCATCTGTAGAATTGGGAGCTGCGGGTATTTCTCTTGAACGAATAACATCAATTCCAGAATCTAAAGGGATTCCTTTGAATTCAAATTCAAACTTTGTTTCTTCATTAGCCCCATCTTTTAAAATTATATTATCTTCTTTCTGATTTACATCTACAATCACGTATTTACCAATCGGAACTCCTTCAAACCCTTTGAACGCTTCTGCTAGTTGACCGACTCTATAGTCTTGTTGAACTACAAATGATGGGTTTGTTCGCTTTGTAACAACGTATAAGTTTTCAATCTCATATTTTTCTCCTAAATAACCATCTTCAATCTGTAAATCTATTAATCTATCCGATACACCATCGGGTAAAATTCGTATTAATGTTTCATCTAAATAATAAATACGACCTCGTGTATTATTAAATCTGCCTCCAAATATGTGAATTTTATCTCCCAATTCAATATTTGTATTTTCTTCATTTTCTATATTTTCTTTTTTGGAATCATCCATTCTTCCTATAACAATCTAATAAAGTAAATAAATAATCTTAGCCGTATATAGATGAATAATTCAACGCGTAAATGTAAGAAAGATTACTGCGATAAGGTCTTTATACAAAAACTACAAGCATTCCGTGATAAACTTGCTAAAACATTAAAGATAAAATCTACGAAATTTACACAAAAAGAGAAAAAAGATTCAGTAAAAAAGTGTTTTAAAGCGTATTGTAATCCAACTTGTAAAGGAACAATATTTCAGGATGGTAAAGAGTTTCCTAAAAAAATTACATTAACTAGTAAAAAGAAGAAAATTAGAGATTTAGCTATAACAATGCTTAAAGGTTTTAGGAAACAGATGTTTGGTAAAAAAAATAGCGTTTTAAAGGATGGTTTTTATGAAAAACTCAATTCTAAAACAGTTAAAGAGCTAAAAAAGAAAGGTGCGTTATCTGGTTGTACTATAGCAGCTAT